AATAGCTCTGGCTCTTTACTTATAGGTAATGAATTATTTACTTACACAGGTAAAACTAGCACAACCTTTACAGGTGTTGATAGAGCAACATCAAGCAGTGTTGCCGCAGACCATGCAGTCGGTGCTTTTGTAGCAGACCAATTTCCCCCTGCTGTAGCAGGTGCTAAACATGTTGCTGCTTTTAAAAACCATATGTTTTATGCAGGTATGAGTGCAAACAAACAAGAAGTTGTATTTAGTTCGCCATTTCAAGAAGGTTCTCTTAAAGTATCTATTGGAGCAGGTAGTTTTAAAGTTGATGATGAGATAACTGGAATTAAAGTTTTCCGTGATAACTTATTTATATTTTGTGAAACTAGAATATTTAAACTGTCAGGTAGTTCAGAAGCTAACTTTGCAGTAGCAGACGTAACAAGAGATATAGGCTGTATCAACGGTGATACAATTCAAGAATTTGCAGGTGACTTAATATTCTTAGGTCCTGATGGATTAAGAACAGTTGCTGGTACTGCAAGAATTGGTGACGTTGAATTGGGTACTATAAGTTCTAACGTGCAGTCTATCTTTAATGATAACATAGCTAATGCTACAGAGTTTGAGTCCGTAGTTATAACTGACAAGACACAATACAGAATATTCTTTACTAAATCAAGTGTTGGAGAAAATCAAACTAAAGGTATTATATGTGTGCTCAAAGGACAAAAGTTTGAGTTCTCTGAAATAGTAGGTATAAGACCTGCGTGTACAGACAGCTTTGTATCAGAAGGTAATGTATTGGTTTTACATGGTGCATATCAAACAGGGTATATATACAGACAAGAATCTGGTAATACATTTGATGGCACTAGTATATTAGGTCGTTATAGAAGTCCTGACTTAACATTTAATGACCCCGGAATACGTAAGCACATGCAAAGAGTTATTGTTAATTATAACCCTGAAGCAGCTGTAGATGCTGATTTGTTTGTTAGATATGATTATGAAGATAAAGATTCTCCAAGACCATTAGCTTATCCCTTAGACTCTACAGATGTTGTTGCTATATATGGTACATCAGTTTATGGAACACCTACATATGGTGGTACAACACAACCTTTAGTTAGACAGGCAGTAGAAGGTTCAGGATTTGCTGTAGCATTAAGAGTGAATGATGGTGGTACAACTGCACCCTATGCATTAAAAGGGTTTCAATTAGAATATCAACTAGGAGCTAGACGTTAAATGGCAGGATATACAAGACAAAAAACGTACACTGATGGTGACGTTATACAAGCAGCCCACACTAATGAAGAGTTTGACCAATTAGTTGCTGCTTTTGCTGCAAGTCAAGGACACTCTCACGATGGTACTACTGGTGGTGGTGGTCCTATTGCTGGACTATTAAACAATACACTTACCTTTGGTGTTGTAGGCACTACAGCAGATACAGTTATTACATTTACTAGTAGTAGTAACACAGGTATATTAGCATGGGATGTGTCAGCCGATAACTTTGAAATTAGAGATGATGTACTTCTTACTACTACAGAGAAGTTGCAATTTAGAGACACAGGAATATACATTAATTCTAGTGTAGATGGTCAGCTTGACATTGTAGCTGATGGTGCAGTATTAATTGACACTGCTGGTGACATAACTTTAGATGCTGATGGTGGAGACATTTTCTTTAAAGATGGTGGTACAACATTTGGTAGTGCCACAAACTCTAGTGGTAATTTAATAATTAAATCAGGTAGTACAACTGCTTTAACATTTAGTGGTGCTAATGCAACCTTTGCAGGAAATGTAACTATAGGTTCTGCTGAAATATCAGAAGCTGAACTAGAGATACTAGATGGTGCTACAGTTACTACTGACGAGTTAAACTACAATGACACAGGTGCATCTGTAGGTACAGTTGTTGCAAGTAAAACAGTTACAGTAGATGCAAACAAAGATGTATCCTCATTTAGAAATATAACTCTCTCAGGTGAATTAGATGCAGGGTCACTAGATGTTAGTGGGGATGCAGACATTGATGGTACACTTGAAGCTGTTGCAATCACAGTAAATGGTACTGCTCTAGCTACAGTCATAGCAGGAACAACAGTTACTACAGCAACAAATGCAACTCATGTCAGTGTTGCTGATAATGAAAATACAAATGAAGAAAACTTAATACCCTTTATAGAAGATGCTTCTGCAACAGGTAATGTTGGATTAGAGTCTGATGGTGACTTTGCTTATAACCCAAGTACAGGCACAGTTACTGCTACTATATTTAAAGGTAACATAGATGCTGTAGATGGTGACTTTGATGGAACACTAGAAGCCAATGTTATTACAGTCGGTGGTGTTGCTTTATCTGAAGTCATATCAGATACAACAGGAGCTATGTTCTCAAGTAATACTGAAACAGGTGTTACTGTTACATATCAAGATGCTGACAATACAATAGACGTTGCAATAGATGCAGCACAAACAGGTATTACATCTTTACTTGCAACAGATATAAAGATTGGTGAAGACAACGAAACAAAGATAGACTTTGAGACAGCCGATGAGATACACTTCTATGCCGCTAATGCTGAACAAGTATACGTAGCTGATGGCATCTTTGGACCTCAAACAGATAGTGATGTAGACTTAGGTGCAACAGGTGTACGTTGGAAAGATGCCTACATAGATACCGTTACTACCACAGGTGCAATAACCGTAGGTGGCGATTTAACAGTCAATGGTACTACCACTACCGTAAACAGTACAACAGTCACTATAGATGACCCTATCTTCACTCTAGGGGGTGATTCTGCTCCGGGGTCAGATGATAACAAAGATAGAGGTATTGAGTTTAGATATCACAATGGTTCTGCAGCTAAAGTAGGTTTCTTTGGGTTTGATGACAGTGCAGGTAAATTTACATTTATACCTGATGCAACTAATTCTTCTGAAGTATTCTCAGGTACAGCAGGTACAATAGTAGCTAATGTTGAAGGTAACGTAACAGGTAATGTTACAGGTAACACAAGTGGTACGGCTGCTACAGTCACAGGTGCAGCTCAATCTAACATAACATCATTAGGCACACTCACTACATTAACAGTTGACAATGTCATAGTTAATGGAACTACAATAGGTCACACAAGTGACACAGACTTAATTACATTAGCTAGTGGTGTGGTTACAGTAGCAGGTGAAGTCTCTATGACTACACTTGATATAGGTGGTACTAATGTAGGTTCTACTGCAGCAGAATTAAACTTACTAGATGGTTCAGAAAAATCAACATCATCTATTACAGTGGATGATGCAGATGCCTTCATAGTAATAGATGGAACAACTACAAAGCAGATACCTGCTTCTGACTTAAAAACATATGCAAGTGGAGCTTCAGCAAGTAAAGGCTTCGCCACAGCAATGGCAATAGCATTATAATCAGATTTTACTTGACAAATAAAGCAAAACCGAGTATAATTATATAACATAAGGAAAAAGAAATGGCACAAGATTTTGAAAGAGCAGTAGCGTTTGATAGCAATAGTGATATTAACATAGGTACAACTGCAAGAACTGTTGTAACGTCTAACTCAGATGATGCTATTGTTAGTATAAGAATGGCAAACATACATACTGCACAAATAACTGTTGATGTTTATATAGAAACCACAGCAGCTGGAGGCAGTAACTTAAATTGTTATTTGATAAAAGGAGCACCCATACCTGTGGGCAGTGCTTTAGAGCTTATAGATTCTGGAAGTAAAATAGTATTACAAAATGGCGATGAACTTAAGGTTAAATCAGACACAGATGCTTCTTTAAATTGCTGGGTTAGTTTTGTTGATGCAATTAGTGAATAGGAGATAAAGAATGGCATACTTAGGAAATGACGTACCTGCTAATTTTCAATCTCTACCATCTGTTGTAAGATTCAATGGTACAGGTTCAGAAAACGAATTTGCTTTAGGAAGAACAATATCAAACGTACAATCTATAATTGTATCAGTAGATGGTGTTGTGCAGGACAGTTCTTCTTACACTGTACCTGATGGCACAACTCTTACTTTTGGTTCAGGTGATGAACCTTCAAGTGGAACAGGTAATGTCTTTGTATACTTTCTTGGGTTAGCAGCAGGAAATGTAACACCTGCACCTGAGAACAAAGGTAACTTCAAGAATGGTGGTATGTTCAGAACTAATGCACAAGCCTTAGATACAAACATAACAATACTTGCCACAGAAAATGCAAATGTTACAGGAGACCTTACAGTTAACAGTGGCGTTACATTGACGGTAAATAGTGGTGGAAGGTTGGCAGTATTATGAGTAGCTTAAAAGTAGATACAATAACTGATAGAGGTGGTACTGGCAGTCCTTATATCAAAGATGCTGTGTTGCAAGTTAAGAACTTTCAAACTGGTGCTATGACAACTGGTACTGCAACAATCCCCTTTGACGACACAATACCTCAAATAACTGAGGGTGATGAAGTGATGACTTTAGCCATTACTCCAAAAAGTGCATCAAGCAAACTTTTAATTAATGTTGTAACTCAATTTGCACATAGTGTTGATTCAATACCTGCTACAGCTTTATTTGTAGGAACTACTGCTGATGCTTTAGCAACTATACACTCTCATACCTTTGGTTCAGGAAATTATGATAAAATTCATAATTTTAATCACTATATGACATCAGGAACAACTTCTGAATTAACATTTAGAGTACGAATAGGTTCTAATAATGCAGGAACAACTACGTTTAATGGTAGAGCTGGTGCTAGAAAATATGGAGGTTCACTATCTTCTTCAATAACAATCATGGAAATAGGAGGATAGCATGAGTACATTATCAGTAGATGCAATCACAGGTAAGTCTACCTCAACAAACATAACCATTGGCTCAACACCTGTAGTTAGTGCAAGTGCAAACTCTTTGACTATTAGAGGTGAGGGTTCAGCACAGACAAGTATACAGCAAGGGTTGGTTAAAGCATGGTTTCATATAGTTAATGGTGCAGCTGACCCTATAGCATTAGGTGACAGTTTTAATGCAGCTAATTCATCAGGAATTACAGATGGTGGTACAGGTATTTATAATTTTAATTTTGGGTCTAACATGGCAAATGCAAACTACTCATTAACTATGGGTTCTCAAGCAGCTTCAGGCTTTCCAGATAAACCTCAAATAAATTCACAAGCAACAGGTAGTTTTCAATGCCGACAAGGACACGCATCAGATGAAGTAGATGCTGCAATCTACAATGCAACAGTAAGTGGAGACCTCGCATAATGGCAAACGGAACAATAGCATTTGATACATTATCAACAAGTGGGCAGATAACAGGCACAGCTAAGTCTGTGGATACAGATTTTGTTGTAAATGGTAGTGCAAAGAGTTGGGTTAATATTAATGGTGCAGCTGACCCTATAGCATTAAGAGAAGGTTTTAATGCTGCAGGTTTGACCGACCACGCAGAAAGTGACTACACTCATACTATAACTAACCTAATGTCTAATGCAACTTTTATGGCACATGTAACAGGAGACCTTGGGACTGTTGGTGACTTTGCAGTTGCTTGTACTAATGATGTTAACAGAGTTAGAACCACAAGCACTATAAGTATGAGAATAGGTAATACTGCTGGTGCTTCAAAAGATACTACTGTAGCAGCAATAAGTATACACGGAGACCTCGCATGACAATAGAAACACCAGAATTTCAAGGCACACATCTTTGGGATAGACTGTGTTGGGCAAAGGATAAACTTGAGCCACACAGAACAGAATACTGTGTCGTATGGGAAGACCCTGAAGAGCCTGATGCACCTGCAAAGATTACACATCCTGACCCTAATTGGATGGCTTGTGCATTAAAGGGTGGCATACTTCCACCTGTAGAAGCCTATTGGGAACTTGCTAAAGATGAAGCCAAGCCTGACTTTGTAAAGCATACAAGAGGTTACTTGTTACACAACACTAAACCTATTGAAGCCATGACAGAAGAACAGGCAATAGAATACTTAATTATGAAAGACTTACCGAGACATGTATGGCAAGACTACGACAGAGCCAACAAACCTCGTATGCTCATTTGTACTAAATCACAACTGCCAAGCACTAGAGTGTGGCGAAATGCTTGGAGAATTAATGAAGAACTAACCATACATAATGAAAAAGCTGCTTAAAGGAGAAACCAATGGCAACAACAAACATAGCAGATAAAGATGGAAATCTTATTAATGCAGCAGATGCAACTATACCATCCGATAGACATTTTAGAAATGCATGGACATTATCTGGCTCAACAATAACTGAAGATTTGACTGTAGCTAAAACTATATTCAAGGATAAGATAAGGGAAGTAAGAAAGCCTTTATTAGATGCTGAAGATGTAGTTTATATGAAAGCAATGGAAGCTGATGATTCATCTGCTAAAG